AGGGTAGTCAACAGGAGATTCATATGTACCTTTATCTCTATTCCAAACCCAAGAAGCATAATCAGCTACAGGGGTTATCTCTAACCAGCCCTTTGTATTATCAGATTGGTATAAGGACTCATCCCACCTAAACAACTTACCTCCTTTATTAGAGAGTGACCAATGATCAGGATCACTAAGAGGTGCTTTCCATTTTCCAGTTGACGTATCAAGAGTCCACGAGTTACAGGTATCTCCATCATCATCTACTGGTTTATTTGGGTCATAAAAAATATCATTTGTTGCATCATATTTATAACCAATATTAGCGTGTTGACCTCTTATATTATCGTTAATGGAGGTTTGAATCCACGTAGTGTCACTGCCAAAAAGACTCTTACAAAATGCAATTCCGACTGCTTCAGATTCTTTGTTGTCTCCATCTAGACAATCTTCATCTGCAATCTTTGCAGTTTCAATTACTATATTAGAATCATTTAGTTGTGCAAAAGTAGCCATTAAACGAATACCCTCACTATAACTTCTCCGGCTGAACCGCTTCCAGAGGTGCCTCCATAGACACCGCCTCCACCGCCGCCTGTATTTTGATTTGCTGATTTATTGTCGACCGCACCTGATCCGCCTCTCCCACCAGCAATTCTACCACTAGCAGTTCCATTAACATCCCAATCTGTTTGAGAGTAGCCTGTGTCCCAACTGCCACTGCCGTCAGTCCTACTAGCAGCTCCACCACTTGCATAAGATAAGTTACTGCCTTCTTTCCACTCATTATAACTACCACGTACAGTTCCGGGAGAGTATGCGCTAGTTCCAGTAGAAGGAGAAACGTCTACCTTGCCACCACCGTGTCCAGCTGTCGCCCAGTTGCCTGATTGACTTGAATTAGCACCTGCTCCACCATACTCACCTGCAGAACCGCCAGAGTATGTACTTACACCTGATCCAGTCCACAGACCTAAGATAGCAGCACCACCTCCAGCACCACCATCTCCATCATTATACCTATTCGAAACGTCTCCGTTACCGTTACCCGCACCACCGCCACCACCACCACTGTGGTAATCTATGCTTCCTCCGTTGATTCGACTGAAACCACCTTGTCCACCAGTAGAACCACTACCGGGAGTACCTGCAGCACCTACAGTGACAGTATAAGTTGTTCCTGCATCAAGTGTTACCTCTTCTATTAAGCGGAATCCACCGGCTCCACCACCTCCCGGTTGTTTAGAACCAGAGTAGGCTGCACCAGCACCGCCGCCACCAACTAATAGAATGTCTGCTAGACCTCCCTTGTCAGTTACAAATGACCCACTAGCTTGGAAAGAGTAGGCTTTGTATGTGGTTTGGTCGTGTTCAGTTCCCCCAGAAGCTCGTGTAGCGTAAGCAGGACCAGTTACAAGGCCATTTGGTCCAAACTCTGATACAGATTTGGAAGGATGCGCTCTTTGCATATCATATCTTCCTTTAAAAGAAGATATAGCCTTAGAAGGATTGAGTCTGAATTGATTTGTACTCATTAACCACCTATTACATGTCTATTTTGTTCACAAATCCATAAATCATTACGACGTTTGTAGTTGCACAAAAGGCTGTAATTGCTGCACCATTTTGAAGCGGAAGTCCCGGACAAATTAAGGTAAGTCCTGCTTCTGCTGTGATAGTTTGTTCAATTAAGTTATCCGGAGAAGATGTTCCTCCGAACTCAATTGTAAGTTTTCTATCACTTGAGTCAGAATTTACAGCGTATAACCACACTTCATCAATGTCTGTTGTACCTGCTACTGCTGTATGTACTGCGGTGCCCGTACTTGAGGTAGCTGCTATTTTAATGCCCTTACCATCTGTACTACCGCTTAATTTTGCTTTTGTTATTGTAGCCATTTATTTCCTCCTAAGAAAATACCTGTGAATGTAAAAGAACATTTGCGTCTGGGCTACCAGTAACATTTAAGGCACCTGTAACATGTGCATCACCGAAAATATACGCATCTGCATCTTCATCTACTAGAAATCTTGTAACATCTGCACTACCAACACGAGCACGTACAGAGAATACGTTTCCATCCGCTGTAATATCTGCTAATGCGTTAGAGCCATTGTGCTCTGCTACATAAATATCAACAAGACCTACACCAGATGTAGTCTTAGTTGTCATAGCAGTACCACCAATAGAATGTATTTGGGTTACTTGGTCTTCTGCAGCGTCCTCTGCCATAGATGTTATTTTTAATCCACCTAATGTAGCAGAAGATTTTTGGAAAGCTGCGTAGGTGTCTGTTTCACCACCTGTAGTATACCCGTGTGCAATATCACTTGACTTAAATGCAAGTACTTCATTGTCATTTGCACCTTGGTTAATTGTTACACCGAGCGTCATACTACCGTTAGCAGATTCATTCACGTAGAGGGTGGAAGCAAATGTTCCCCCAGTTACAGTAACTACACCTGCGTTTGTAATCGTTGCGTTACCAGATAATGTCTGCCATTCACTTGTTCCCGCTGACGAGCCACCAATAAGCACTTTGGCGCTAGTAGGAGTACTTGCAGTAATACCTACTTTAGCTTGTGTTGCTTTAATCGCAGCGTTCTGGTTATTTTGGTGAGCAGCAGCAACGGTATCTACGTTATCCGCAAGGTTCTCATTAAGGTTAGTATTATCATCTAACGCAGCGGGATAAGCTGTCGTTCCTGCCATTCCCTCTCCTCTAGGCTAATCGCCTTCTTCTTATTCTTCTGTATATATTCTGAATCTCTACAGCAGAGTATTTAAACTTAGCATATAAGTTATCGCTTCCACCGTATTGTTCTTGACTACCAGTGTTACCAGCAGCAATACCTACGTTACCTGCGCCTGTTGTAAGATCCGGCATTATACTCTAAACGTCCCTGTTACTGAAAAAGTAAATGAAGCGTTATCCGTGCTAACATCTGTCACTGTCCACTTCACACGGAGTGCATCACCCCATGCAAGGTCAGCAACTGAACCAGCTGTCAACGCACCATCATTAATTGTTCCAGACGTTTCACCGCCTGTAGCACCGGGGTACACATCAGCACGATATTTCTTTGCACCCCCATTACCTAAGACTTCTGCAAAGGATACAATATCCATCCAGTCACCATTAGGCATCTCTCGCTGAATAAATACAGCAAGTTTGTCACCTGCTTCTGTGGCCGCTACTGAAACATCAAGCATGAAATAAGCACTCGTATATGGAGCAAGTCCTCTCACAGTTGTTGTATCGCTTGCCGTTCGTGCAGCGGATGCCACTAAAGTTAAGTTGTCCATATAGGGCATAGAATTTTGTAAATTGTGCCCATGAGATACTCCACCTGACATTTTTCACTTCCTTTATAGTAGCAGGGGGGAACTTAATCCCCCCTAACTAACTATACTAAACTCTCATATGAAAGATCATCGTTGTATCAACAGCGTGAGTCCCGTGTGAGGACTGCACATCGACTTGAACTACGTCACCCTTTGTGAAATAAGTTTCATCAGAGGCTGCAATAGCCGTGCCAAAAGCACCATCCACTCCAGCTGCCAATGTCAGCGTAGAGTATGAAGATGTTGTAGCATTAGTAAGTCGTATTACTGTATCAGTGCCGCCATCTTGGACACCAACGTACCAGTCATACATATCTATATATCCCGAAGCAGGAGCAGAGAAAGCAGCAACAACACCAGTGGTGAGGTCACTATAGCCTTCATCTTCTGCCAAGTTTCCGGGAATGTGTACTGTTATCGGTAATCGAAAGTGATCGTCAACCTTGGGCATAGTGTGACCAAAGAACCGATATGATTCTGCAGTGTTACCCATTTATATCACCTCCCCCTTTAACTTAGTGTTGTACTCAACGAGTGAATCCAGCCGTGGGCCTTAGTCGCGTTTCGTACTTCCATTGTGTACTCACCAGTGATTGTAGCAATCTGTCGGTCGCCGTCAACTGGAACTGGTGTAGTGAAGAATGAACGGTCATTGCCGTTACCCTTAAGTGCACCAATACCTAGGTATTCTTTCTGAACGATAATCAAGTCAGCTGGCTTAACGTATCGGTCAAGAACAATGTCTAGGTTACCAAACTCAGACTCGTAAGTACCAACGATAACACCGAGTGCGTTCTCATTTCGGTCAGTCCGTACATACGGGCTAGCGAAAGAAGAGAGAACTCGCTTCTGTGTTGCGTTTACTAGGATAGTATCTGGATTACCACCATCATCCCAGATGTCTTGCAGACAATCTACAAGAAGTTTCTCAGTCAATTTGGCTGAAGAAGCATCCTGCAAGTTTGCAGTGGCATCGTTACGGATGTAGGAGAACAGTCCACCCATTCGTCTTACGTTTGTCAAGTCAGTGTTATCGGATGGCAAGCTGTTTGCCAAACCATAGTGAGCAGCTCTTTCGAGCTTGATTACAACCTCTTGGAACTTCTTAGCGAATTCTCGGTCGAACTCGTTTGTTATACCA